CATTTCTCTGGCAGATCCTTCAAGAACAATCCAAGCTACAAACATACCTACCAGGGTCCAAGACTCTGCTACTACGTCAGCAAATACATTTTTGATGCCTGTGAAAATCTTTTTAATAAACTTTTTCACTCTACTTTCCTCCTTGCTCCACTAGCTGCGGATGCTCCTGCCGATGCTGCAACATTTCCTGCAATAACAGATGCAACAACAATCTCTTCTGCTCGCTCTCGCTGTTCTGGTGCAATGTCAGCACCAATATTTCCCAGGTTGTTCATAACCTCTAGCACCTGTTCAGCTACTGCACCCACGACTGGTATCACAGCAATTTCTTCTGCCAAGTCTGGGTCATCTGCTTCTGCTGCAACTGCTAGCAGCTCCAGAGCCACCAGGTATTCTTCTGAATCTTTTTCTGAAGTTTGAAATTTTGCCATTGCAATTTCTTTAACCTCTTCTGCCAAAGCTAGATTTTGCTCAGCCTTTGGGTTATTTAGAATAGCCTGTAAATCTTCTATCTTTTTCTTCTGCTCGTCTATGGTTGCATTGGCAGCTGTAAGCTGGGCCTTTAGGCTTTCTATGGTCGCTCTCGCTGCCTCTAGCTCTTTTTGAGTAGATCCTTGCTTAGCTGTCATATCATCTAGTCTCTTGGTTACATCTGCTAGCTTTGCCTCAAGCTCTTCTACCCTAGCCTTAGATGCTGCAAGCTGTTTGCCAAGATCAGCGGACTTAGCCTTCTCTAGCTCGTAGTCAGACTTGCTTTTAGCCAGACTAGTTAGTGCGTCTTTTAGCTCTTTGCTAACTGTAGCAAAATTATCTTCTGCAATTCCCAGCTTAAAGTTTGCATCTTCCAGGTCAGCCTTAAGGGTGGCAATTGATTCTTGTGCTGTAGCAAGTTCCTTTACTTTATCTTCTAGCTCTGCAGACTTGGTCGCAAGGCTCTCAGTAAGCGAGTCCACCTTCTTGATATATCCAGCAATTGTTATTTGATCTTGTTCAATCTGTGCCTTTGCACTGTCTTGATAATTAATATAGGCTGTTTTTAGCTCATCGTAAGATGCCTGCAAGCTATCATAACTTGACTTAAGCTGATTGTAATTAGTCTGTAAGGCTTGGTACTGAGCATTAAGAGCATCGTACTCTGCTTGTGATACAACTGGTGTGGTTAAAGTTACGGATACCGCTGTAGACCAACCAGAGTAGACTGAGTTAGTGTCATTGTCAGCCCTAACTTTAAAATTAAAACTACCCACACAATCATCCAATTGAAATACCTGCTTAAGATAGTTACAGGTAAAAGTGTACGTGGTGTTAAGAGAGTTAGCTCCGCCAACATTGCCTGTTGCAACTCCGTATGGCCAGCTACTGTTCATGCCAAATCCAATGGCATATCTTTCTGGTTTATATTGCCCTTCTACAGCTGCTGCCTGGGTCCAAGTTATTGTAATATTACGCTCTGAAGATACAGATGCGGATAGGTTAGTAGGCGTGTTGGGGTGGTTAGCACTTGCTGAAATAGGAAAAAGAAGCACTACGAAAAGAGCTAACAGTGCTGACAATGAAAGCTTAAATAATCTGTTAATTAACCTCATCTCCTAGTTTTGGGGTAGCTGGGGAATGTATTCTAATACTATTATACTGGACTTTATAAATGAAAAAGGGGCACAGCCTAAGCCATGCCCCCCATTCCAACTTATTTAATTAAAAGTCCCAGTCTTCATCTTCTGTTGCCTCATGCTTACCGATTACGTAAGAAGAGCCAGATCCAGAAAAGAAATCGTGGTTCTCGTCTGCGTTAGGAGATAGTGCAGCTAAGATAGCGGCACTAACATTTGTAGCATCTTTAGGAAACAATGCGTCAAATCCTAGGTTCATTAATGCCTTGTTGGCATTGTAGTGGAGGAACTTCTTTACATCCTCCGTTAGACCAATTGTATCATAAAGGTCAGCTGTATATTTGATTTCATTTTCATATAGCTCCATTAGAAGGCTATAAGCATAGTCTTTTAGCTCTTCCTGTCGCTCCTTGGATGACTCATTATATGCCAGCTGGAACTTATATCCAATGTAGTAACCATGTACCGCTTCATCTCTAATGATAAGTCTAATTAGATCAGCAGTGTTGGTTAGCTTTGCCCTGGAGGACCAGTACATTGGCAGATAGAACCCTGAGTAGAATAGGAATGACTCTAGCAGTGTAGAGGCAATCTTACGCTTTAGTGGGTCATCTCCACGGTAATACCCCAGAATGATGTCTGCCTTCTTCTGAAGGTATGGGTTGTCTTCAGACCAACGGAATGCATCATCAATATCTGCTGTAGAGCATAGCGTAGAAAATACGCTCGAGTAGCTCTTGGCATGTACTGACTCCATGAATGCTATGTTAGTGATGACAGCCTCTTCGTGCTGTGTCCTAGCATCTGGTAGGATGCTCATGGACCCAACTGTACCCTGAATTGTATCTAGCATGGTTAGACCAGTAAATACACGCATAGTTAGCTCTTGCTCATCTGGCCTTAGAGTACTCCACGACTGGATGTCGTTTGAGATTGGCACCTTCTCAGGTAGCCAGAAGTTCTGAGTCAGCCTATTCCATACATCCAGGTCTACCTGGTCTTCGATCTTGTTCCAGTTAACTGGCCTTGTTATAGCTGACATGATACGCATCCCTCCATTTCTGTTCCTTCTAGTGCATTCTGCCTAATACGAATGTAGTAAATTGTTTTGATACCCTTCTTCCATGCATAAATCTGTGCCTTGTTTACGTCACGAGTTGAGGCTGTGTCCTTGAAGAATAGTGTCAGAGACATGCCCTGGTCAATGTGTTGCTGAGCAGCTGCATAAATATCTACAATCTTTTCTGGGCCAATCTCATATGCATCCATGAAGTACTCACGGTTGTCATTGGTTAGTCCTGGAGCTGGGTAGTAAACACGACCCATTTTCCCTTCCTTACGAATCTCAACCTGTGCAGCAATAGGGTGAATAGAGCTAGTAGAGTTATTTACATAGCTAATAGATCCAGTTGGAGGAACAGCCTGCAGGTTCTGGTTGTAGATACCGTGCTCCATTACGGATGCCTTAAGCTCTTCCCAGTCCTTCTTCTTTGGAAGCTTAATCTTGGCATCCTTAAATAGCCGAGCAACCTTCTCTGTAGCTGGCTCCCACTTCTGAGATGTATACTTGTCAAAGAACTCTCCAGATGCATACTTTGAATTCTCAAAGTTATCAAATGGTGACTTGTTAATAATTGCTAGCTTATTAGATGCCTTTAGTGCATGGTACAAAACAGTGTAGAAGTACATGTTGGTGAAGTCAATTGATTCTTCATCTCCATAGTGCATCTCCTTTTGTCCGAAGTAGCCGTGAAGGTTCATCTGACCAAGGCCAATAGCACGTGACTTCCTGTTACCCTCAGCTACTGACATAACTGAGTCAATGTAGGATAGGTCTGAAACTGCAGTTAGAGACATGATGGCTACCTCAATAGTCTTACCAAAGTCTGGTGACTCCATTGCCTTGGCAATGTTTAATGATCCTAGGTTACATGAGATATCCTTACCAATTTCTTTGTAGCTCATATCATTGTTGTAGGTAGTTGGTGTATTTACCTGCAGGATCTCAGAGCAAAGGTTGGACATGTTAATACGTCCCTCAATTGGGTTAGCGTTGTTAACAGTGTCTTCATATACAATGTATGGATACCCCGACTCGAACTGAAGCTCTGCAATCCTCTGGAAAAGGTCACGAGCCTTGATCTTGCTCTTGCGAATGCGAGGGTCGTCAACCATTTCCTGGTACTTCTCAGTTACAGAGATGTCCGACATTGGAAGGCCGTATACACGCTCTACATCATATGGAGAGAACAGGTACATGTCCTCATTACTCTTAGCAAGCTCTAGAGTGATATCTGGAATAACTACACCAATAGACAAGGTTTTAATTCGAACCTTTTCATCGGCATTCTCTCTCTTGGTATCTAGGAAACGCATGATATCTGGGTGGTGTGCATTTAGATATACAGCACCTGCACCCTGACGGGCACCAAGCTGGTTTGCGTAAGAGAAAGCATCCTCTAGCATCTTCATTACTGGAATGATTCCTGAAGACTGGTTCTCAATCTGCTTAATAGGTGCACCCAGCTCACGTACATTTGTTAGGTTAAGACCTACTCCACCACCCCTCTTAGAGAGCTGTAGTGACGATGTGACGGCACGAGCAATTGATTCCATGTTATCCTCTACCCTCAAAAGGAAACAGCTTACGTACTCTCCTCGCTGGGCCTTCCCTGCATTTAAGAATGTAGGTGTAGCTGGCTGGAAACGATTAGTAATAATCTCATCAATGATGTCCTGTGCTAGCTGTTTATTACCACGAGCTAGCATTAGACCATTCATTACGACACGGTCCTCAAATCTTTCTAGGTAGCGATCACCTGCAAAATTCTTTAGTGCGTACTGAGTATAAAACTTGTATGCACCAACAAATGTTGGGAATCTAAACTTGTATGCATATGCATGCTTAAATAATTCTTTAACATCCTCTGGAGAGTACTGGTCAAGGATTTCCTTATCGTAGTACTGATTCTCAGCCAGGTAGTCTATCTTCTCTTCAAGCGAGTGAAAAAAGACAGTGTTTTGATTAACGTGGTCTAGGAAGTATGCCTTGGCAGCTGCCTTGTCTTTATCAAACTGGATCTTACCGTTTTCGTCATACATGTTTAGCATGGCATTCAGCTCATGATAGCTTAGTTTATTCTGTTCCATATAGTAGCTCCAGTCTCCTTGTAATTTCTTCTACGTCTTCTGGTGTCCCCATAATTTCTACACGTCCTATAAGTGGTACACCAGTCTTATTGCAGATCATATCTGCTGCCTTACAGTAGTGCTCGCCAAAGTTTGTGTTGCCTGTGCCTATGACACCACGCAATAAATCCCTGTTGGCAGGATTATTTAAAAATACCTTTACTGACTTTGGGATAGCAGGTGATTCATTGCCACCACCATAAGTCGGTAAAACGAGTACATACTCAGCATCCACAGTGAAGCCCCGAGCGTCGCTAGGACGAGTGGGAATACGAATTCCTGCATCTGTGAGCCTTTCTACAAATCGTTTAGTGTTCTCGGAGTAATTGGAAAAGTAGACTATAGAAATTGGCAATACCATTAGTACACCGCTTTCTATATGACCTCAAATTGGGATAGATAATCCTCAATCTTTTCTTTACTGGGTTTATATTGTATCACGTTTTTAGAATTATCTTCAAGTGGATCTTTTGGCCTATCCCTGAAAGTGTGAATCTCTACTTCCTGGTTAACGTTTTTGGGAGTATGAGAGATTGCTCCAAAGACTGCACCACACACCGCATCTGCAAGGTCCTTAGATAGCTTTCTGGGGTGGTCCACACGGTTCTGCTTTACAATCTTAAGCTCTGTTAGCTCCTCAAACAGTAGCTCAATTGCTGGCATAGCTAGACGCTCTTCGTAAACAAGCATAGCCATATCTTCGTAGTGCTTCTTGGCGACCGATACCGTTTCAGTTCTCATTCCCACAGCCTTTAGCTCATTCTGAATATCGAATGACTGCCAGCGGTCGAAGGATACCATTCCGACGTTAAATCCTTGGCGACGTAAATTCTGAATCCACTGCTTAACTTCTGAAAGGTTAACTGGCCCCTCAACCCTTGGCTCCCAGTATACTACGGCATCTACGACTACCATTGGCACTACCTGCTCATAGTCTTTCATTACCTGAACAGATACCCACTTCTCTACGTGGGCAATTGCTACGGCACACTTGTCATGCTTCTGAGCAAGGTCTGCGTGGACATAGTAAACTTTGTCTGGATCTGGTTTGAATGTTTCGTCGAACCTCTTAGAGCTATCAATAGGATTTCTTACTGTCATACACGCTCTTACCTTGTCACGCTGCTTAAAGAATGCATCAGATGCGAAGGTTGGCACACAGGCAAAGCGTTGCATAGCATCGCCCATATCTGTATAGAATGCTAGCTTAAAGTCATCAACCTTTCTTGTAGGGTTGACAATCCAGGTTGGCCTCTTTAGTGCAAACACTCCTGGATACTTATAGTTTACGATAGTATCTTCATCCCAGCTAATTTCCAGACTGTTACCATCTGCATCCTCTGGTAGGTCTGGATTCATAACAAACTTATGAGTCTTGGTTATCACCTCTTTGTCTGCAATAACATCGTCATACCGCTGAGAAATAAAGTCGCCAGGGAAACGTGGGAATGATAGCAATGCAACCTTGCCGAGATCTGGGAAACGAGAATCTACAGAGGCACGGAAAGCTTTGTAGATGTTATCTGCTGTTTTGCCCTGGTCATTACCAGTGCCAACCTCCTGAGCAAATCCAGAAATCTCGTCTAGAACTGCTAGTATAAGGTTTAGACCCTCGTGAGATTCTCGCTCTGAGTGACCAGAGTATACTGTGATAGCGTGATCAAACTCAATGCTGTCTGCCTTGGCATAATACTTGCCTGCAAACCATGGAGACCTTTCAATCTTGGACTTGAAGCCCTTAAAGAAAACGTTCTTTGCCTGCTGTGCGTTGATAGCAACGTTGATGATATCAATGGCGTCACCAGAAGGCTTTCCGAAGTATCTCGCTGGGTCTTTAAGGCATAGCAGCTTGTATACGATGTAGCTACATGCTACAGTAGATGTAAAGTCTTTACCACTACCCTTGCCAAGCTGCAAAATTACTTCATTCTTAGTATACTTCTTGTAGTACTTGGCACCTTCCTCGGCACCCATAATGTCTTCTAGATCTTCTTGCTTGTAGATCTGGCTCATTGCCTCAACGATATCGTACTGTACCTGAGATAGTGGTGGCTGTCCAAGGTAGTCTTCACCCTCTACAAAGGTCTTTGCATCTACAGGAATCTCTGCAAAAGCATCAGACTTAAGTGCATCTAGAAAATCATCAAACATTACTCACCGCTCACTACTGTGATTGTTTCTCCAGGCTTGGTTGCATCAGACAGTCTTCTCATAATCTTATCCCGAATCTCGGGGTGCTCTGCAGCAATCTCTTTAAGGATTAGGATGAGGGCCTGCTGACGCTCTTCAATCTGCATCATCTCTTCCGCCAACTCCTTGTTCTCAAGAAGGCCAGCTTTTTGAAGCATATCAATCCTGGTACGCTCGAGGTCCATGACCAACTTGATTGCAGAGTTCTTAGACCTTAGGTCTGCAGTTGTTGTGGCTTCGTCCATTACCTCATAGGCTTTTTGGATTAGCTTGCTATAGTGTGTGTCTGCACCTACTAAAGCCTCTTTGGCTCTGGCTCTAATTGCAGCATTGTCGGAAGCCATTGCACGCCACTCATTGATATAGCCAACAACCTTCTGCCTAGGAATTGCAAGCTCTTTGGAGATCTGTGTTTCTGGTGTTCCTGCTAGGTACTTTTCAACAACTCTATTTACTTGATCTAGGTGCTCTACTGTTAGGTCCTCAATTGACACGCTTGGCCCTCTTTCCCCTCTGAGGCACACGCTTGATACGGTCCTCCTTAAATGCACGGAACTGCTGTGCCTTTCCTCTAAAAATCTCAAAGCAGTCTACCCACTGCGATCCAGTAAGCTCATTGGTAGTAACTCCTACAAACTTAAACTTGGTGCCATACTCACCCTTTACTTTGATGGTGTCTCCTGCGTTAATTGGAAAACCATCTAGCTCCATGTAGGGCTCTGTAACAAAGTGACTTGGGGCTACTACTGCTTTATTACGACGTGCCATTACCTTCTCGACTTTCTTAGCCCAAACTTTGCCAGGTAAACGTAAACAGTCTCTACGCTTACACCGCATTCCTGGGCAATTTGCTCTGGTGTCTTCTTGTCCATGTGGAAACGTTTCTTTAACCACAACTCATTTGTATATAGTTTAGCAGATTTAGCCATCTTTGTCAACCACCTTTGCCCAGTTTCCAATTGCGTAATGTCCAACACCAACCGCATCTGCAACATCATTGTCTAGTATATCTCTATCGTAGTTTATCTTAATAATATTCATAGTTCTTTGTTTACGTATTTCACGCTCTTTATTCTTATACCATGTCTTTGACTTGCCTGGGAATTCTTTTGTAAGCTCAAACTGTTCAGTTTTAGTCATCTTCTTATTCCCCAAATAACTCTGCCAAGCAATTGGGTTAACTGCTCCTGCAAGAGTGATGCCAGACTGTGCTGCCGCACCAAGCAAGGCTCCTTGCACAAGGGCAAGGTCTGCGGCTGTCTTAGGGCTATTCATAAATACAGTGTGCTCAATAACAAGATTTTTTATCTCTGGAAACTCTTCGAAAAAGGCTCTGCATTTTCTGCCTGCATCTGCCACTCTTGCATATATAGACTTACCCTCAAAGTTGATCTTACCGTATGATACAAGAGCCTCTCCATCAAAGATTGCAAAAGCCATGCTAGTTGTGCTTGCGTCTACAGAAAAAAGTTTATTCCTTACCATTGATAAGCCTCTTTATTTCTTTTAGTGCACCCTTTAAATCTCTAGGGTCAGTCACACAAGTTTCACAAAGGTCTCCGTCATTGTAGATGGACAGCTGTTTTCCACAGTTTTTGCATGGACGATCTTTGCCCTTACGCCTAGTTCTACGAGTTTGGTTATACCTTGCTGCAATCTTTTCTTTTGTGGCTGCCTCTCGGCATTCAGCACAACAATATATTTGGTAAGAGATCTCAGTCTCAAAGGCGTGGTCACACCACTGGCAGTGCTTGCTTTTCATCTATCGGCTCCAGAGATAATAGTTTAATGTCTCCCTTACCAGCCACATCACAAGTTGCCTTTACAGGACATGTCTTGCAAATCTTTGAGTTAGATCGGTAGTTCTTTTCAGGAAGGGTTCTGTCAACCCAAGCCTTACGAACTGACCTCAACCAGTCAAATGTGCCATTTACCCACTTAATATAATAATCACTAATCTCTACTGGTAGAATCAGTAGCTCATGATTATTTTTGTTTTCATAAATAAGAACAGCTTCTGTCTTATTTAGAATCTTCATATAGATAAGCAATTGAACTAGGTGTCCTAGCTTTGGCTTACCAGCTGCCTTGCGATATTCAAACCCTTCTTGTGGCATTGTCTTGATTTCACCAAGAAGCTCCTTGCCATCCCATTTTAGCATAACATCCCCAAAGCCAAATATTGGTGGGTCATTCGCTGTAATCTTAAACTCAGAGTCAATCAGGAAGTCGTCTACGTTTCCCATTGCCTCCTGGATTCTCTCGTGAGACTTTGTTCCAGCTGTCATATTTGCAGCACCGTAGGCATCTGCACTGTCGTGGAACTCTGTGCCGTCAAAAGCTATGTACCAATACCTTGGGCACTCTCCGTGCCCATAAGCAATAGTTGAAGGAGCGAATGTCTTCTTCTGGGTGTGCTTAGAGACTCTCTTAACTGTATAGCCAGAGTTAATCCTATCTACTAGATCTTTAGTATTAAGGAATGACTTTTGTTGTGCAGCTTTAAGCATTACCTGGTTTAATAAATTTTTTGCCATATTTTCTATCGAGCAATATACTTGAGTGCTGCCACAAGGTCATTTACGGCCTCTGCAGTTGTGAAGTATATATTCTTCTTTGCTCTATCTCCCTTATCTACGTTTACCATCCATGTTGCTTTAAGAGACATCTTTGCAGCAATTGCTTGCAGCCTTACGATCTCCAGTGTTGCTACCTGAATGGGGATATCTGGTTTAAGAATTAACTTAGCCACCATTGTTAGTGCCTGCGTTAGCTCTTCATCTTGCATGAAGTCTGCGATTTCTGCCAAACCATTAACTGATTCTAAAGTTGTTTTATCTGTCATACCCTAACTTTCGTTATAAATTTTTTCCCAGTATTCTCGCTTATCTGTCATAAGCTTATCATGTTCTGCCATATTTGACAAGTCATTTACATCAAATTTTCCGAGCTCTTCTGGTACATAGTCTGCGGCACTAAAGTGAGCAAAGACCATGTCCATATAATCATCTTCTAGAAACTCTACCTTTTCTCTCCAGTGAACCTGATGAGTGCCTGAGAATGTAAGAGCCTCATTATTCTGCAAAGTATACGAACGACCCTCTACAACCAGGGGCCATGTCCTATTTGAATCTAGCTGAATATCAAATGTCAGCCGAGGCTCCCTGAAAGTCTGATCTGTATGTGGAGTTAGTTGTATCTTCGGTGCATCATCGAACTTTGCGTATCTAGCAAACGATAGCTCTCTAAGAACAATCGGAATGTCGGTCGTTGATTGAGCTGCTCTGGTGATTGTCTCTACAATATTTTGAGGCATCCAGCTATGATATGCTTGGTGAGAAAAAACTTCTACAACCTGCTTCCTGTCTTCTGGAGTATTGTTAATATGCCCATAGATCTGAGCAATTTCTATATCTGTAAAAATGTCTTTGACAATTAGATTTGGTTGATCAAAGTTCATCGGTTTCCTCCCAAGTACCGTGTGTCTCTGGGTCCGAAATGCCTTCTTTTTTTCCAAGAGAGTTGTAAAGCATCCAGGCTGCCTGCATCTTTGGGTGCTTGTTCACCGAATCCAAATATGGCTTAAGCCTTTCTGGAAACTTTCCTGGATCCAGTGCATAATCTTTTCCAGTAAATCTAAAGTCGGATGGGGGTGAGTAGTCAAATGTTAGAATTTTTACAAACTCTCCCCTTTTCCATTTTCGCTTTGGTCTAAAGTGAGGCTGGTTTAATGCACTAAAGACAATAGCTTGGCCTTTCTTTAGCTGATATTTTTCGTTGTCAATATATAGGTCCCAATCTATATTTCCGTCTAACATATAATTAAACGTAAGAAGATCTTCGCTATTATCAATATGAGGAGGCAAGGAAGGGGCGTAACGCCCATCCCCGTGCCTTAAATCATAATCTATATAGTTCCAATGTGCCAGCCTCAATTCACCACGATAAAGTGGTTTAACGATGCTATCCATAAGATTTTCAATATCTTCTGGAACATCATACTCTACCATTTCCCTAGACATATGAACAACCTTTTTGGGGTCGTACCACCTATTTCCACGATACTCTTCCTGTCCGCCATTAACAAGATTGTACTCTGCATTACTATTTTGTGATAAAGTATCTTCAATAATTTTTGTTACTCTAAAAACTTGATCATCAGATAAAGCATCATTTACATAAAATGGCAAGTCAGACAAATAGTTAGACATATCGTCAGACAGGTAGTCCCACATCTCTGGGGCTGTAAATTTTTCCATAGTAGAATTATACCATAGATTCGCCGTTCACTATATTCTGCTTATCTTTACTAGTAACGGTTGCCTTGCCTACAAACCATGGTAAAAGAATGTCATACAGATCCACTAGGAGATTGACATCCTGGATCTGATACTTCTTCATCTCTACCCACGCCTTGGCATCTCCCTCCATGCACCTAATCCATAGGCTAAATCCTGAGTGCTTTACCTTTGCACCAACGCCAAGCTTTTGTGCGACATAGTCTAGCTTGTTGGATGGGAACTGGAAGTTAGCCTTAACAATTGACATAAGGTCCAGGTCTTTAACTGTTGATGGTGGTGCCATGCCATTCTCAAGGAACTCACGGTTAATGTGCTTATGGTCAAATGCTGCTGAGTTCCACCCAACTAGGACATCGGCCTCCTCCATGAGGGCATGTAGCTCCTGTAGCATTGCCTTCTTGCCATCGTGATGTACTGACTTAAAGATGACCTTCTTTGTACCGCCCCACCTGGCACCAAAGCATAGCATCTCGGTTGGCTCAATGATCTGATCAATACTTACGTTCTGGTCCCATAGGCCCCACACATAAGCTTTAATTGGTGTTGTCTCGATATCTAGATATAGTGTTTTCATTACTTCTTACTCTCTTCTACTAGCTGTTCTAGTAATTCTAGTTCAATTATTGCTAGTCTTGTTTTACGATTAGTTTCACCCAATACTACTACTATAGCAGGATCGTTGCCATTACGCAAGGCATCAGTTACAGCCTTTGCCCAGTTGTCTTGATTAACGGTAAAGCCCTTTGGATATTCTTTAAAGTCTACAGTAAAGTTCTCCCAAGTAGCATCACCTTTTTTGTTTCCTCTACCAGAGTTTTTGATGCCCTGGGCACCTAGCCTCTTGGTCTCTCCACGCTCACTCATTAATAAAGTCGGCTTTCTTTCTCTTTGGATCTAGACTAACCTCTGACAAATGCTTATCTGGGCACATCCATGTCAGAAGCTTGTCGTCTTGATAATGTCTGAGGGTTGATACCTCTGCCTTACAAACTTGACACAAGAATTCTCCATGATAAATAGAATACCTACCCATTAAGCTTTACCCTCAGTTCTTCTTGGAACGATTCGTTTTCTCTTACATAGTCAACGAAAGCGTCTCGTCCTTGAACCTTATTGCCGTCTGGCAACAGGTACCAAGCACCAGTTCTCTCTACGTAACCATTCATCTCTGCTGTGTCTACAAGATCTCCAACCTCATCAATACCAATCATGTCGCCCCTAAAGTAGAAATCATACTCTGCAGACTCTCCAGGAGCAGAGGTCTTTGAATTTAGTACGTCCCAGCGTACCTTGCGGCCAACCTTTTGCTCAATAAGCTTGTCTCCAACTTTAATCTTCTTTTTAATAGCCTGTCCGTCAGATGATGACGAGAATAGTTTTACAATAGTAGACGAAAAGAACTGCGTAGCATTTCCTCCAGTTGGTACAGCTTGTGTATAAGTTGGTGTAATATTGTTTCGTGCCTGAGAGATAGCAATAATTAGCGATGGCTTCTCCTGGTTGTTTGCATAGTTAATCATCATCCATGCATGCTTTAGATCCTTAGACTCTGCACCAATCTGCTTAGTCTTGTCTAGATCCTTCAGCTCTGTAGAGTCCTTCTCAAAGTATACCGCTGGTAGTAGTGAACTAATTGAGTCAATAACAATTAGGTCTACTCCTGCATGCAATAGAGCGACTGTCACATCAACCATGTCATTAATGCTTCTCGCCTCTGAGTAAATTAGCTGGCTCGTATCTACTCCAAGCTTTTTTGCCCACTCTTCATCGTAGGACATTTCTGCATCCACCCAAGCACACAGCTTTCCATCTTTCTGTGCCATACCTATTGTCTGTAGGCATAGGGAAGACTTTGCACTGGACTTGCTGCCCCACAGGAGTACCTGTCTACCGTACGGCAGACCGCCTCCTAAGGCCTTATTAAGACCTGGGCTAGGAGTAGCCTGGAATTCTGTTTTAATGCCCACAGCGGGCCCTAGACGCTTTCTAATCTTAGGATCTAGTAGTGCTAATGCTTCATCAATTGTTGTCAATTATATCCTCCAATATAACGGTTCCATCTTTTGTTTTTCCAAAAGAAAATGTGTATGCATTTCCTTCTTTGATCTTCATGTAAGCCTTTGCAAACGTAGTTGGGAATACTGTTACTGGGTGTAGCTCCCTAGAAGAGTCAGCCAAAGTCATTGAGGCCATCTTCTTTCCAGCCTTAGTGACCCTAGGGTTAAAAGACACAACGTACATCTGGTCATCCTTATATGGAAGTTGTTTGTAGTTTAGGTATCTAACCAAAGCTGACTCAGACTTGCCTAGCTCATCTATAGGAACATAACTAACAATCCTATTATCACTAGCCAGTAAAAGATACGTACGGCCTGGCTCGATAGCTGTCTGCTCTTCATCAAAGATTCCAACGCTTCCCGTCTTGTCCAATACCTCAACTCTAGACCATCCCTTCCCACGCTTGATTGACTTTACCATTCCCATAAGTACAAAGGCACCCTTCTCCTCGAACTCTTCTACATCATTGACAAATGCATAGAAGTGTTGTGGAACAGAAATATTAAACTCTGGAAGGTTCAGGTACTCGTATAAGTTTTCCCGAACCTCTTCCTCGTTTCTAGGATTATCATAAAATGTCGCTGCACCAATGAGTCTCAGGGATGACAATGATCTGGTGTTGACACCGCTACCCTTGTCTACTGTAAACTGCTCTAGCTCTGCATAAGAGGTGAATGGCCTACGTGCAATAAACTTCTCTGCAATATTGTCAGAGATATACTTGATTCCAGTGAGACCGAATCTGATCCCCTTGCCCTCAATCTTAAAGTCAGCATCTGAGTCATTAATGTGTGGAAGCTTGATGCTAATCCCCATACGCTTTGCCTCAATAAGGTACTCGGTGCGTGCATCCTTGTCCTTCTCGTTCTTAAGGATAGAATACATAAACTCTAGAGGATAGTAAGTCTTTAGCCATGCCGTCCAGTACGATAGCGTAGAGTACGCAACAGCGTGCGACTTATTGAACGAATACCCTGCGTGGGCTTCAAAATCATGCCATAGGTCAAGAGCCACATTAGGGCTGAGAAACTTTGAAGCACCAGCAACAAAGCGGTCCTTAAATACGTCAAACTCTTTGGCATCTTTCTTCTTTCCAATGATCTTACGAACCTTGTCTGCCTCTGCCATGGACATGCCACCAAGCTCTGTACAAGCCTGCATAACCTGTTCCTGGTATAGGATGCATCCATAGGTCTCTGCTGTAAAAGCCTTCATTACCTGGTGGTGGTAGCTAATGTTCTGCTTACCATGCTTACGAGCAATGTAGTCTTTACCAATAGTATTAGCAGCACCTGGACGTACTAAGGCGTTTGACGCCGCTAGCTCTGCAAAATTCTTTACGCCCATCTTTACAAGAAGGTTTGTATATGGGGTTGCCTCACACTGAAAAACACCCTTTGTAAAGCCGTCAGAGAGCATCTGATAGACTTTTGGGTCTTCCATGTCTGTTGATAGCAGGTCTAGTTTTTTGCCGTGACGATCCTCAATAATATCTAGGGTATCTCTTAGAACTGACAAAGTCTTTAGACCTAGTGCATCAATCTTAATTAGACCAATACGCTCTGCCTCCTCCATGTCTACCCCAACAACAGGAATACGCTCCTTGGTTCCTGGTGCAGTCCTGGTCTCCATTGGTGCAAACTTAAAAATGGGCTGCTTAGAAGTAACAACGCCAGCAGCGTGAATTCCAGTACCACGAATACGACCACGGAGTTGGTCTCCATATGCCTCAATTTCTGGATACTTTTCACGGAACCATGTTGCTTGCTTTGAGTAGCAGTAATCGTCCCAGGTGTCAATAACCTTTAGAACCTTGTTGACATCACTCAGTGGTATATGTAGTACACGTGCAATATCTCGTACAACACCCTTATCCTTGAACTGCAGGAATGTAGCAATAGAAGCTACGTGCTTGTACTGTCTAACTAGGTAGTCTTTTACCTCATCACGTCTAGAGTCCTGAATATCTGTATCAATATCAGGAAAGTCATTACGCTCAGGGTTAATGAACCTAAAGAACAGAAGACCATGCTGAATGGGGTCAATGTCAGTAATCCTAAGTGCATAACAAAGAAGAGAGCCTGCTGCAGAACCACGTCCTGGCCCCACCATGATTCCTTCTTTTTTTGCCCAGGCAATCATGCTTCGCACTACTAGAAAGTAAGGACCAAAGTTCTTATCCCTAATTACCTTAAGCTCTTCGTCTAGCCTTGCAAGATATTCGTCTGTGTGTATCCCACGATCTTTCAGTCCTGCGACAGCTAGCTCGTATAGCTCTTTGTCTGGATCCTGATACTGCACTGGCAATAGATCTAGGTGATCCTTAATCTTATAGTCTTCTACTTTGTCCGCTACCTCTTGGGTTGCAGAATACATGTCTTCACGGTCAATCCCCTGGGCCTGCATAGCAGCCCTCATCTCTTCATCAGATAGAAGGTGAATGTCGAACTTAGAAAAGCTAATCTGTCTTTCTCCATATAGATAGTCTAGACGATCCATAAGGTTATCGTACTTCTTGGACTTCTCGTATGTGGCATCCTTCTCAACTTTGTTTGAATAGCTGTTCAGGATTAGCTTAAGCTCTTGGATTTCTTTTTGACCAGTGTGTGCGTGGTGGCAGTCTGGTGTCACAATTGGTGTAACATCATACTTATCAGCTAACTCTAGTAACTGCTTGTTTACTTCTGGTGGATTGTGAGGCATAACCTCAATATAGAAGTCATCTTTAAACACACGCTTGTGCCACTCGATAATACGCTTGGCTTCTGCAAGCTCTTCTGCCTCAATAGCTTTTGCTAGGGCACCAGAGAGACACCCAGAAAGAACAATTAGTCCCTCCGAATGCCTCTCTAGAACCTCATAGTCAAAGCGTGGCTTCTTGAAGAATCCTTCAGTCCACGCAATTTCGTTGAGCTTATTCAGGTTTTCAAGTCCAACACTATTCTTTGCAAGCACAATAATGTGGTTATACACTAGGTCTAGTAGGCCGTCACGTACATCTGTAGCACGCTGGTCCTTCCTATCGTTAGTAATATACCCCTCAATACCCAATACTGGCTTGATGCCCTTTTCCTTAGCGATACGGTAGAACTCTCTGTGACCAGAAAGCGAACCGTGATCTGTAATTGCTAGGGAAGACATGCCAAGTTCTTTGGCACGTGTTAGGTACTCTTCTGGAGTTGCAATACCGTCGAAGAGTGAGAAATGTGTATGTACGTGAAGTCCGTTATAGCTCAACCTAGCCCCTACCAGTCGATATTGGTAGAGGTTACGGATGGAGCATCAAATCCAAAGTAGAAGGACTCCTGCTCTGGATAAGGGATCTCCCTTACAACCTTTTCTAGGTTGTGGAACTCGTGAGTTGACCAGTCGTATGGCTCAGAGTCTGGTCCAGTTGGGATAAGAGTGTAGTTTGTCTCTGTTCCCTGACCGTTACGCTTTAGCTTCCACGTAAGATTGGAAATGCTTCCAGTCTCTAGTGCATACTCACGAATGGTGTTAAATGCAGACTGCTTGCTTACACCCTGGGACCATACAGCAATATATGGATCCTCTAGCCCGTCATCTACTAGCACGTTGCAGTAGAAGCGTAGCTTTGAACGCCAGCCAGCCTTTGGCTCCTTACGGGCCATCTCGCAAGCAAAGCAGCGACCCTCAGACTCCTGAGTACATGCTGCCATACGCTTGTAGTCTTTGGGATTTGTGTGCTGTGCAATGACTACAGAAAGTCCACGCTCTTCTGCATAGTGAGCAGACTCAGAATCTAGCTCTTCTGCAAAACGAATCTTAGCGGACTGTCCGTCTGCTAGCTTTACCCAACGAACCTTTGGACCGCTGGAGTCATACTTTGGCTTATCAAGCAGTGCATTGATATCTTTTAGCCCTTTAATTACGCTCATTTTTTCTCCTTGTTTTGTTTATTTATTGTAGCATGGCGGATATTGACTTGTCAAACGATATGTTGAGCTTTTTTATTTCGTCGTCATTCATTTCGCCTATATCTTTGTATTGTTTGTCTAGTTGAATCACGGTTACACGAGAACTAAGCTTTTCATAGATCCTGGTCTTCATGTTACCGCCTGCTTCATCATTGTCTGCAACAACATAAATGTTATTGAAGTATTTTTGTAGCAAGTCTATTTGTAGGTTTGACACGTTAGCTCCCAGGGTGGCGACTGCAGGAAGCCCACACTGGTCTAGCCTAATTGCATCGAAAGAAGATTCTACCACATAAATCGTATCTTCGTTTCTAACTCTATGCAAGTTAAAGAGTACTTTTGCTTTTGGTAGTCCTGGAGTATTTTTAAAAACCTTGCCCTCTACAGACCTGCCCACAAAACCAACTGGCATGCCGTCAGGTGCACTGACTGGTACAGTAACCATGTCTTGCTTGGAGGAGTATCCTAGCTTAAACTTAGACATAGACTCTTTGGTTATACTCCTACCTGCAAAATATTCTAAAGCCCTAGGGCTAGACAAGGCTTCATTGTTTAACCTAAGAAGAACTTCCTTGTCGTATGGAACATAGTCTGGCTTTACTACCAAAGCTTTGGCGACATCTTCTTGAATATTGGTCTGCTGTTCTCTAGCCTTAATAAATCTAATTGACTCGAAGTAGGATCTGCCTGTTGCATGCATAACCAGCTCTGTAAGGCTAGCCACATGGTGGCAAGAAAAGCAAAAGAAGGTACCTTTAAATTTATCTACTTCTCCTGCTGGAGTTCTATGGTTTGGGTGAAATGGGCAAAACAGGATATAGTCAGTATCAATCTCTGTCTCTACTGTGAGGCCGCTGCCTGTGAGTACACGCTTGATTTGATCTGGTGAGTATGTATCGCTCTTGATCCGTCTAGTCCTAGTATCCATTCGCTCTTTCTTTTCCCTAAATAAGTTCCATATACCGATAATTCAAATTCAAAATATTGTGCTTTTTCATTATAGCTTGTTGTGAAGTCTAAGTCAACATCCAATCTTGGAACATATCCAGACATTCGCATGCTTGTCCATAATAGCCTAACGTATTCAGCCTTCAGACGCATGATCTGAGAATCATCATGGATGATTCCTTCTAGGCTAAACCTTTTAATAGGCCTATGATGTACGTAACTCATACAACCATTATACTAGTTATCTTCAAAATCTTTGTACTTATAGTAACCTTTATCAAAGTCAGCCTGCACAAAGAACTCACCCATAAATCCGTTACGGTTCTTCCTAAACACACACTCAATAACGTCTGAGTTAGGTCCACGCCCTAGAGCCATTACCCAGTCGGCATCGTAGGCTATCTGACGACTCCAGGCAGTCTGACCTAGGGTTGGAACGGTATCTAGCTTTGTAACGTCATCTGGAGTCGCTGAGGAGATAGCTATGATTGGTACCTCTTCTGAGATAGCCATAAGCTTAAGCTCACGAGAAAGATTCTTCATCCTAACAGTTTCGCTATCTGCCTTTTGATTAGGAGACATTAGCTGTAGGTAGTCTACGATAATAAAGTCAGGCTTGTACTGGTCAATCTTTCCACGAAGAACAGAAGGAGTCACCTCGCCACCTGAGTCATTTGAGATGATGTGAAACTCTGGCTTTCCTTGTACCTTTTCCTTATGCCACTTCTTAAGCATATCTAGATCTACCTGACCTGAGCTTAGCTTACGGTGTGAGAATAGACCATCACCCATAATCGTAAATACACGGTTACGAACTTCTGTCTCGCTCATCTCAAGACTTACTACCATTGGAGACTTGCCCTGTTTCCATGCCTGTACCGCAAAGTATAGGGATAGCCACGACTTACCAATACCTGGATAAGCTAGGAATACTCCAAGCTGTCCTGGCATAATGCCAGCTGGAAGGTAGTCATCAAAGCCTGGTAGGCCAGTCTTAATTCCAGTTATGCCAAGTTCTGCAAGCTCTTTCTGTTGTTCGTAATATGCAACTGCAGACTCTAGGTCTGTGGCATCAATATCTCGAATTGCTGCTGAGCCTTTCTTGAGCTCTGCAGTTTTAGAGATTAGCATTTCTAGTGCTTCTGTAGTTTTATTAGCCTGAATGTCGCCTGCAGCAGTTCTTAGAACCTCTTTAAGACTGTTATGCATAAACTCTGACTGAAGCTCTTCTAGGTGGTGCTTCGTAGCTCCGACACCCTCTTCTGGGTGAAAGTCTCTAAACTTGTCTACGACTAAATCTACTGGTGGGGTAGCACCATTTTTTTCAAAGTATGTTCTGATGAATTGCCAGATATCTCCGTGGCTTGACATCAGATTGTCTACGTTTGCCTGAAGCAGCACGTGGACCTGCTTATCCTTAAGGACAGCTGATATTAGTTTGGATTCTGTATTACTCACTTAACCACTTCTTCGCTTGTTGTCTGCGTTGTTTACGCTCTTCTAGATCCTGCTTATACTGTTGCTGACGATTAATAATATCCTGAGCATAATGTGCAAAGTATTTCCAGTTGGGACTTGGTGCTACACTAAAATAATATTCTAGCAGATCGTAGCATTCTTGTAAACCGTATGAGTCAACTAAGGCATCTGCTGCCCATTGCTCAACATTTAAATTGACTTGCGGTCTTTCCTCATACCTTGCAGTATGAAGTTTACTGTAGCGACTCAGCAAGGCAAAACGTTCCTTGCGATCAGCCATTACTTACTCTCTAGCTCCGCAGAGGCCTCTTGTACCTTCTCTGACAGTTTAGTCTCTACGTACTCGTAGATTCTGGTAAATGCCTGATCTGTATTCTCGCCTTCACGCTTGCTATCTGTAATCTCTAGGTCAATACGCAATGACTGAAAATTTCCTAGATTTAGGGTGTAGCCAAGTGCTACCCTTACCCTGGTGTCTTCGTTATTCATACCCGATTCTCTCTCTTAAATTGATTCAGACCAAACTGGAATGAATCTCCCATCTTCTGTTCTCGTATAAGTCAGTATACCATCGCCCATACGCCTTGTCAACTCCTGATTGGATGGTGTTATATCATTAGTGATAAGTCCATCTTTGCGAGGTCTTCCCATATGGTAGGTAGCTAGTATATCACGAATTTCTCTCACCTGTGTCTCAGAATAATAACTTCTTACTTGCCACGCCGTCTGTCCTCCCTTTTGTGATCCAGTTGGATGAGGAATAACTCCACGCTTCATTAGACTTGGCATATACTTCTTGTGTCTGTTTACTAGGTCTGCTGTTTCACCAACAGTGTACGCACGTTTTCTATTCTTTTTAAAGTCCGAGATAAGACAGCTTTCAATTCTATCTTGAATAATATTATAAACAGACATAATTCCATTAGACCTGTTAAGATGATGAACCCGTACCAAATCTCCATTTAAAAACCATACCTTTTTATTTCCAGGAATTATTGGGGCCTCGTTATATTCTTCACGAGTCCTATACCCACGCTTTGGATTGGGAGCCATGGGTTCCTACTAGTTAGGCACACCAATTGCGATTAAGTTAACAGAAATAGATACCTCACCAGATGTTCCAAATCTAACAATGCCCTCAATTCTGGCATTGCTTACTGAAGTAAGAATTACTGTAACATTTTTACCTGCTGGGGTGTCTCCGATATTTACTGCCGTTGCCGTTGCAATCGGTGCGTATTTAAAGTCTGCTGGAAAGTCATAAAAGAATGATCGCTCGTTACCAGCTGTAACAATACTGTTGTTGGTCACTGGGATAATACCGCCAAGAACCTTTGAGTCAGCTGTCCTTAGGGTCTGTTTACCAACTGCAGTATCAATTGTTGTATACTTTGCAGTAGATGGAGATACCTGTGCAGACAGATCATTGATAGCATTAGCTAGCTGATAGACATATGCAAGGTCTAGCGGTTGTCCTCGCTCTGGTAGTGGAATAATGGCCATGGTTTAATTATACCACATTCAAGTCTAGCACGCTAGTCTGAGCAACAACTAAGGACGGCAGCTGCTTTCTTGGCACAGTCATGTTTTGAATAAAGACTTGTGCAGAAACCTTTCCATCTGGGATTGGTATAGTGACATAGTTTCCAGCTACAGTAGCTTTAAACTCTGACAAGCCAGTGCTTCCAGACTGCGTACCCCAAGCAACCCACACATCATAAGGTGCGATTGATCCTGGCTCAAGCTCTTCCCAAGATATAGCCAATAGTCCATTGCCACTAGTGACAGAGATCCTGTCGTCCTCGGCAATCTCAAGTGGCTTTGGCTCAAGAAGGTGCTGTGGTGACCAGTGAGAAACCCTGTTCTTGTCTTCCGACACTATCCTAAATCTTACAACATACTTCTCTTCATCTGTGTTTAGAGGCGGCAGCTCTGACTGACGAATAATGATTTTTTTAATATTGCTATCGGCCATTACGCTACATCCATTGCAAATCTAAATTCCACAAGGTTGGCAGTGTTTGGTGCCTTTAAGATTGGGAGTCCTGAGTCTGTCTTTGTTACTGTGTACCCTGTTAGTCCATAGACTGGGCTTACGGAGTTCAGGTTTTCTACACGCATAGCGTCAAGTGCTATGTAGTAGTCTGATGAGAAGTCTCCTCCGCTTATGGCAGATGCATAAATCTTAACTACGCTCGCTCCCTGCCAGGAAAACTCTGAGCTTTTGTCTAACTCTTCCAGCCTTTTGCTTACAACAAAATATCTGTTATTAGCAAAATCACTTGTAGTAGATAGAAGGTGAGTCTTGAATCTGGCATACTGCTGGGTTCCGCTGCCTTCTGGCGTAGCAAACTCCACTATAATTTTAATATCTGTTGGGGCAGTGCTGTCTGCATTCTTATTAATAACTGAGAATGCGAGCCTGAGCTCATCCTTTGCAGAGTACTTATCCAGATCAAGCTGGATGCCATTTAAGTGAATATGAGTTGGATCGTAGTCAACGCTTTCTGGATCTGACTCTACGTAGAGATTATCTCCAGTTCCAAGCACTGACGATGTGTCTCCACGCATAAATATTACGCTATTTAAAAACCTTGGTCTTTCGTTTCTTTGAGTTCTTACCGTGTCATCAAGCACGATGTCGTCTGCATTTGCCTGGAAAACTTTCTCTTCAACATTGATACTCGACTCCAATCCTCCAGGAGTTCCGTCTGCAAGGTTATAGAGAGTATCTGGGTGTACAGGAATGTCAGTTGCAGAAACGCTAGTGTGGTACTCCCAGTTTTCTGTGTTAGTAAATGTATAAATATTTCTACTTTGATTAGAGCTTGTTACTGGGTTTGTTCCTGCAGAGTATAGACCAATCTCCGTAATCTCATATCTTTCTGAAGTTGGTAGCTCTGATGTAAAAACTATCTCGGTATACTGTACTGGGTTTCCATCGCCGTCAACCGTAACGTCACCGTTCTCGTCTAAAACATTTTGAGTAACATATCCTCTAGAGATAATAGGTGCCCTAAACATCTCAAAGTCTAGGCTTTCCTTCTGCTCGTATGATGATAGGTTAAAGTTATCTGATGTAGATAGCGGTGCTGCACCACAGCCAAAAGCCAAATATGATGCGTATGACGGAACGTGGCCAATCAAGTACTTGGCTAGAATGTCTTTTCCTGTGTTAGTTATCATTTTTTCCTCTAGTATATTGTATCATTAATAATCTGGCCTGAGCTTAGTATCTGAAGTTCAACTTGCTCATCTTCTGCCAATCCAACCAACTCAATCACAATAGAGTTTTCTGAGTTCATATAGACATAAAGTCCACCTAGGCCATTGCCCTCATTGGGAAGGTAGTCCTCTAGCTTGATAGAGAAATTGTTAAAAAATGCCCGTGATGAATTCTGTACTGGAATTATTGTCTGGGGTCCATACTTGACAGCAAGTTGTGCGAGATTCTTAATTGGCTGATAAGCAACTGTTTGGCCGTTAATTGTATCGTGTCTAGATATGGTTATGATCTCTTGAGCAGACAACTGCTCTAGGGCAATGTTAAAGATACCCTCATCTATCTCTATTGACTGGTCATCCAGAATAATGTCTGGGGTGGCTTCCTTCACAGATGAAGAAGATGAAGAGCTAGACTCTGGAAGGTTTGCTTCAGCTGAAACCATATTATGACACCTCGCTTACATACAACGTCATTTCTGGACCAGAAGACATTCTGGAATATTCTATATTATATACTACAAAACGCTTAGTGGAATCAATCGCAAGGTCCTTTCCCGAGTCTGACTTGTATTCAATCTTTACGATGTCTCCAAGCTGGATCATGGAATTAGGAAAGACCTTTATTCCAAGGGAAGCTCTAGGCTTCATTATTTTTGACACAATCCATTCCATCATGTCAGAGGCTGCGTCCTGGCTTTGGATGTAGGATGCATCTAAGACAAACTCATTCTTACCATACTTAATCCGACTATTCTTAATTCTGTTGTATTCTTCTCTAGAGACAATTGGAGAAATGCTCTCTGGATCATTGGATACTGCCGAATCATAAAATGATCCTCTATTGGAAAAATGTGAGTCCACGGTTAACTCATTAGATGACTTTTGGGTGAATGCAATTCCCTGAATCTTAAGATAGTTTCCGCTATTTTCGCTTAGGTCTATGGTAGAGTCAGTTGCGTTAAATACCATGAACTCTGCTCCATATGCCCCTGCCATAAAGCCAGAGACGGTATATGTCTTAATCCTATTAAATGTTGGTGCTAGTCTTGCATATAGTGCTGGATATGCCTTTTCATATCTCACATTAAAGTAAGCAGCCTCTCTCATAATTGTTCCAAACTCATCAAAGTATAGGTTGTACTTAGGATCTTCTGCTGGACTTATACCAGACAGCACTGTAGATTGCACGATGCCGCTCATTGAGTACTTTCTGAATGACTCGCTGAGGCTTATCTCTCCTGAGCTAAAAGCTGTGCTCGTTGGCAGATCAACTGCTAAAGATGGGTTTTGAGAATAGTTTGATCCGATAGCATATATATTTTCAAACATTGCACGAGATGCTCCACGTATAAATAGTGCCATGTTATTGTATACTGGCAGTGGACTTAGATCATTTACAGTTCTGATAAGCTTATTATTTAGATAAAGGTAAAAGGTTCTTGTCGTGCCGATATCTTCATACTCTACCGCTAGATCATATACGCTAGGATTTTCCTCTGCCACCATTCTATACTGACCTACGAAGTCACCGCTATCTACCGTTATCTTTGTGATTCCTCCCCAAAGCATTACTGGCACTGCCTCGCCTGTGGTGGCATCTTTCATAATTTTGTAGAATACAATATTAAACATTGAGTCTTTATTTTCAATACTCTTTGTGTCGACAGTGTCTAGTGCTATAATTTCGTAGTAGTATCCATTGTTAGTTTCTGGATTGATCAGGCATGCGAGGCCTGCACTACCGCCGCTAACTCCATTGTAATATGGTGTGCTTCCATAAGGCGTCTGAAAGTTTATCTCATTGTTCTGACTCTTGCCAACAATCCTAAGCCTAGTCCCAAAATGTTTGAAGTTATCAGACAGTGGCTTGTGAACATAGGAGATATAATTAAGTGGGTCTTGCGTACTGGCAAAGTTTCCACCAGTCATTACTAGTGCTGATGCTTGGACAGTTCCTGTCTGTGTTGACAGTAGCCTATCAACATTTACATCTTTTGGAAAGTTAGATGCTAGATAATTCTTTATAATTCCATTCCTAGAGCTTGCAACACCGACAGCTCTATCGGTTCCAGCTGCTCCGCTTTCTAGTGTTACGCCACGTAGGCCTGCAGTTATATTGCTAGAATCCTCAATGCCGAATATGAGATTGGCACGCATCTTACAGCCTTTAACATTAGCGTTGTCATGCCAATATGAATCTAGTCCTGCAGAGTGTTCTGTAATCTGTGTACCAAATTGGGCTCTTCCATTTCTAGCTATTGAACCTGGCTTAAGCCTTGTCACTCCATCGACGACTTCGTACTCTGGCTCTGTAAATATTCTAACCAAACCAGTAGGGTACATCTTTCCGTTAAATGGAATCTTTGCAAAATACTTTTGGTAATCTTTTACACTTGTAATCCAAACATTCCCATCGGTTGACTCTATTTCCGACAGTCCTGGCACGCTATACTGAACAGCGTCAAACTTAATAATTTCTCCATTTGCATACAGGTAACCGCTATACCTAGCCATGAAGTTGACTGCTTCGCCAATGTCAATTGTGTTATTGATTACTGCACCATTGTATACTGATGGCTCTGAGGATGGGATGTCCGAATTGATTGGGTATGCCCCTAGCGTATAAGACTCTTGCGTTCCAAGTGTTTCATTCTGTGAAGTTACACTGCTTTCTGGGGCTACCTCCCAAAGCTCTGATGCCTTGTATACCCAGTTAATGTCCCTTTGTAACTTGTCTGCAGATCCAATGTTCTTGTAGTTTTTCTGAATATACCTTGGAGTATACCTAACAATTCCATCATTGTATACACGGTTTTCTTTAGAGGCAATCTCTATAATGTTTGCCTTAGATAATCCGTTTGACAGGTTCTTGTAAGCACCTGCAGCCTGAGAGTCTCGGCTGCCTAGCAGCGTTATGTCTGTAGACCGATCGCCCTCACTTGCCATTAGATACTCTTTTGTCATCACTACAAAGTTATTATATTCGTCAAAGAACATGGCACTTTGTGTTGAAACCGCCAGGCTTTCTAGGACCTCGGCTAGGGTCTGATTTGAATCTACAAAGAAATATGGAATGATAGGCTCTGCTTGACCATCAAGCATTTTAATTGTGTAGTTTGAAAAACCAACATAGTCCAAGATTGTAGATATTGCATAGCTTAGAGAGGTATCTGGTATCATTAGCTCTGGTGCTGAAATTGACTCTAGGTGAAAGAATAGATCTCTTAAAACTAGGTCTGTAGACCTTGTCTGCACATTTGTCTCTGCCATGCCATCTACGTAAAATGTTTTTAGTGGAACGTGGTACTTGTACCCATCCAAATTCTTAATAATATCATATAGCTTTATCTGTAAGTTTTGTGATATAAAGCTTTGAATTATGCTGTCTGAATTTACCGAGCTAAATGCTAGTTCAGTATCAAACAGCTCTAGGCTACCCGTAGATGCTAGAAGCTGACCTACTGGCAATCCAGTGACCCCTAGATCTGAAGCAGTTTTATTTACTGTAAAAGACTTTGTCATATCTGTCAAGTCTGCCACTAGTCTTGGAGACATCTCAATTAGATCAAAGGTTGCATCCGACTTATTCATAGTATCTACCAGGATTCTTATTCCAGATATTTCTTGGAATTCTGTATAACCAGAACGTCCGCTTACTGGGTCAGTGTATTCTGGTGGAGATACCAAAGTGTTAACAAAATTTGACACATTATTAGCTGACTCATCTTCTACCAGGCTCCAGCCAAAAGTTGGAGAAAATGACTCGAAGGAGCCTGACGAATCTTGCCATATATAAAATGTTCCAGTGACGTCAGTTGGTCTTTTAACTAGATAAGACTGACCATCTGCAGCTGTTTCTGGCAACACTTTTTCAGAAAAGATTTCTCCAACAAGGAAAAACGAATTCTTATATTTTTCTGGAATGATTACGCCATATTGTAGCTCAACATAGCCGTCTGATTTAATTATTCTTGAGCCATCTGTTCTGGTTGAGCTTTCACTAAACGATATGGCATCTATCCAAATATCATTATCTAGGTATTGTACTGACCACTTAGAGGGTACTGTCATGTTCTGGTCACCGTAGAAAGGGTCTGAGAAGGCCCCTGAGCCGCTGTAGAAGGGTCCTAGGTCTGATCCTCCAACATTGGTTTGCATTTTTACTACAAGCCTGTTTGCAGGAATTGGATTTTTATACACAACAAATGGTGCTGCATCGTCTATGTAATATGAACCGTTTATTAACTGATTTCCAATACCACGTTCGACGTTATCATCTATGCGATAGGATGTCCAATATTTAAACTTGTCGTCCCTGTGCCCCATATAATATCTTGGCCGAGTTGCCATACTGCTATTAGCAAAGTGAATAAAGTTATTGTTAAAATATCTAATCTTATTGATACCTGAACGTGGCCTAAATCTTCCCAAGCAGTCTTCGAGAGAATAGAGCATCTGCTCCTTCTGCCTTCTAGACTTAAAGGTTGTGGGTGTATCGTCATCATCGAATCCGCCATCAATGACTATGTCTGAATAAGTTGCATCAGTATAGTAATTCCCTACGTCATCGCTATCAAAAGTATTGTTGGCTACGGCATAGATAGACTGTGCAGATGCTGGCAGGGAAGCTCTTTCCGAGGGCCTATATCTATAGTTACCAACCTGCAGGATGTTGTCTGCAATATTCATGTTCCATTCTGCAGACACAAGACTATCACTGCTTACAGTTGATGATGTTGTTAGGTAGGACTCAAGATCTGTATTTTGAAACATTTAGACCTCTTCAAGTCTCATGCTTATGTTCCAGAAGTCATAGGTGCCGTTTCCACGCTTTACCACGCTATAGTCAAAGCTAGAGATGAACATCTCTACTACCTGACTATATCTTCCTAGCTGATTATACGCAGCTGGAATTGATCCATAGCTCTTGTAATTATCGTAAGATATAAACACCCAGAATGGATCAGTGTGCTTATTATACCAGTCCATTAGTTCTACGCCACCTGCACCGTTGTCGGCTGTGTACTCTTCAGTTTTTGAGTATGGGGCTATCCCAAGGGTGTCAAAGTCTGGTCTGCCAGGAAAGGATCTAGATGGAAGCATGTCCCAAGAAACTGATAGCTCCAGCTTGTCTGCAATATGGTAAGAACGCATTCTGCCGTTTACCATTCTTTCACGGCTTTCAATTCTATTAGTTGAGAAATCCAACCCACTTCTATTGTGATCGGATAAAATTACAAACTGGTCGGCTAGGGACAGGTCTTCTCCCTCTGGCAATAAGGCTCCTACCTCATATCCTTCTGGAGCATATAGGACTTGCTCATTTTCAGTACCCTGGTCTACAAAATCAATTGTTCCAGGATTTTCGGAGAATAGCAGTGCTTGAGGGCGTGAGTATTTTTGCCTTTGGCTCATGTATAGTGCTGTTGCCATTAGAACCTATTACTCCTTAGTCTTTGTGAGTCAACTTGCTTAATCTGATTCATGACTGCCCTGGCAATTTGATCTGGGTTAGAGTCTGACTTAACGTTGACATTTACTTCATAACTATTATACATGGTTCCACCTAGGTTTGCACCACTATTAATTGCTTTGAGGTTATCTGCTCCAAACTTATCTACAGCATATTTTCTCACAACAAACTCTCCAGGGGTCAGCATTGCTGGGACTGTGTCTGTTCCCCGAGCATACCCACCTGCTGCAAAGTATTTTGGAACCATTCCACCAGTGGAGCGGTACATTACACTTCCTCCGCCGCCGCCAGATGTAGTGGTTGTTGTCTTCTTTACCGATGTCCACTGTCCCTTGGCTGTGTCAAACTTCCAGTAGGTATTGAGAGGAGTGTAGCTTGGCTTTGGTGGTATAGTTGCTGCAGTCCATTTGTTATTCTTAAGCTTCCAGTATTTACCAGTACCTGGATTATATGGAGGCATTGGGCCTGGATCCTTGGATGAAGTTGGGTCAGGGTCTGTAGACGAACCAGAGGAGCTGCTGGATCCAGAAGTGCTAGAAGATCCAGAATCTGTAGCTGTTGGATTTTGGGAAACTGGGTTAAAGTCTTCTGGCAACTTTGCAGTAAATGTTGCTGGGTCATTATAAAGTGCTTTAAGCTTCTCAATGTTGCTAATTGCTGCCAAAATCGATGTAGAATATCCCTCTGACTCTACCTTGGCAAGTCTGATTCCATTCTCTACTAGAGCCCACTCGGCCTTGGTCTTGTTCAAGTATCCATCGTTACCAATAGCTTCTAGGTTTACATCTCTGAGTCGTTCTGCATCCTTGAGTAGCTTCTGGTTTGGTTCCAGTCTTTCTTCTTCAATAACTGCGATCTTCTCTGTAATATCTTTAATCTCGTTTTCAATATCAAGCCTGGTTCTGTTGTTTGAAGAGGTAACGGATGTTAGCTCCTTCTGACGAGATGCCTCAAGAATCGCTTCCGACTTCTTTCTTTGCTGCTCTGCCTGCTGCCTTCTTTGCTCCTGAATTGCCCTGGCTGCAGCTGCAATGTCACCAGATGCCAAAGCAGAGGCAATATCTAGCTTACCCTTTTCTTGGCTTGCTAGGTCTGCATTGATCTCGTATACCTTATTAAGTGCTTCAACTCTTTCGTCATATTTCTTGTTGATAGCATCTTCTTGCTTAGCTATGCCGTCCAGCTCGTAGTTCAAATCGTCGAGTAGGTACTGGTAGTCCTCTATCTCCTGAGCAGCTTTTGTGATTAAACCATCTGTAGCATTCGTCAGGTATGAGGTGTCTGACTGGAAAGCTAGGTTGACAGCCTCTTCCTGGGCTGCAAAGAATTCTTTGATAGATGCAAATGCTTTTGAAAGACCTTGCTCAATTCCCTCTGGTGTTGTGTTTGCCCACTTCTCTTGTGCCTCTTGCAATTTTTGGAATCTAAAGATTAGCTCGTCTACCTCTTCTGTGGTAGCAGCTGTGGCTATAGCATAGGCAAGGTTTGCATCGCTAGCAATTTCATAAGAATCATTAAGGGATAGGCCTCTGGATGTTAGGGTGGTTACAGCCTGAATCTGCTTATTGATATCTGACACACCCTGAACAAGTGATAGCTGGTAGTCTCCAAGTGCTGCCTCTGAGAAGGCCCTGCTCATTGCTTTACCTGCTGCAGTTACCTTGACAACTCCATTTTCAATTGAAACAAACTTAGATCTAGTCTCTTCGTCTAGTCCAGAGATGTATGAAGAGAACTCTTTTCCGTACCCAGCAAATGTAAGCTGTTGGCTTATTCCCTTAAATAGTGTTAGCTCTTTCCCCTTGCCAAGAACTCTCATAAGCTCTGCGACGCCACCTGCAGCGTTTATAGCAGCATTCCTAACTTGCTTTAGCCTAGTTAAGATGTTTGCGAATGGGTCACTCTTTGATCCAGTGCCTGTGTCCGTAGGCTCCGTCTCCTCACCAGTAACAATGTTGGTAGTTGCTGCTTCCGTTATCTTCTGAGCATCTCGTGCCATCATATCTAGAATGCCCTGCGTTCTCTGGGCTGCAGTATATCTACCAGTAGTAATAGCACGATCAGCTCCTGGAGAATAGCTCAGTGATGAGCCGCCTGGCTTTATCCCCTTAGATGCTAGGAATGAGTCTACATCTGAATTAGAATAGGTTCCTTCTACAGTAAGCATGGTCTGTATGTATAGGAATCTCTGTACTGGGTCTAGTGTTTTGAAGTATTCTGCATCTTGTTTTAGGGCAGCCAGTCCATCTGACCCTAGAATATCTGTGTTAATAATTACGTCATACTCTAGCTTGTTTCCATCAGCTAGGTCATTAAGCTCTGTTAGCTTGCCTAGCAATGCCTCTAATTTCTTTGGATCCTTCATATAGGCGTCAAAGATTAGTTTTCCGTCCTTGCCGATGGCACCCTCATATGCAGTAACCATATCTAGAAGATTGAGAACCCTATTGAATTCTTCTGTTGATTGAGAATCCATCATTAGCAAGAAGTCTGATTTCTTTTGTGCAGCATTTGCATCTCCAGTAAACATAGACAAAATATTTGCCATCTGCTGACCAGTTCCTGCACCATACTTGATCATCATGTCTGCTACTAGCTCAATCTCTGTAGACTTAAGATCACCCTCAAGGATGGCCTTGGCGGCATCAATGCTTAGAGTATCACTAGCCAGGGCTGCATTAAATACTAGCTTTGTTTCACTACTGAGAACAAGGCTGTTTGACAGAGTCTCTATTAGCTTCTTTGCTTCTTCGTTTCCGTCAAAGAAGGCTTTTGCTAGCTCTTCTGATTGATTTACGACTGCTTCGATTGATCGATACTGTGTCATAAGACCAGCATCTACAGCGTAACCAGACTTTAGAGCTTTATCATATCTCTCTTCAATTTCTGTAATCCTTCCAAAAAGCTGGTTGCTCATCTGTTCATTAGAAGCGATTAGCTTTGCCCTTGCCTCCTCATACTCTTTCTGCTTTGAAAGTGCACCAGTAAGATCTCCGCTATCCTTCAGTGCTTGAATTTGCTTTAAGTACCTTGCGTCAAGTGTGTCTAGGCCTAGTGCGATTTGCTGAACTACACCATTAATTTCTCCAGCTACCTGACCCTCCAGGTTTCCAAGCTTCTTCCAGTCTACGTTACCAATAATTCCAGTAAGCCAGTTCCTCTCTGCTCCGCCACCTTCTGAGAATAGCTGCGTTAGGCTACCAGTTGGGCCAATGACTGAGTTGAGAGACCTTTCATTTAGTCTTACCTGAATTTCTAGGCCCTGGGTCAGGATATTTTCTCCGTCTGGTCCTAGTAGCTCGTTAAGCTGGCCGTTCACACTAAGTGCAAAGGTGCTATCTCCGAGCTGGTTTCCCAAAGCATAAACAATATTAGATGCCTGCTCCTTGGTCAGAATATTGCTGGCGACGGCCTGACCTAGCTGAGTTACTACCCTAGATACTGTAGGAGACTTTCCAAGCTTTAGCATGCCCTCTTCTACGCTTGTTACAAGTTCTTTCCCAGGGTCAGAGGCTAGATAGTTCTCTCCAAACTCTGTCTTTCCAGTCTTGACATTAATATCTCCAAACTGTGATGTTCTAGTTCT